TCGCTTCACCCATTGTGATACCAGCAACGTTTTCACCAATTACTACTTTAGGCATTATCTCACCTGTAATTCTTGTAAATTCAAAGAACAAGTCTTCTATATTTTCTACTTGTTTACCATCTGAATATGTCTTGGTTTGATCCCAACCCTTTTCTCTTTTACCAGCGACACTAAACGCTGAACACGGTGGCGAACCATCTAATATATCTAATTCACCTTTTTGAATACCAGCGGCTTTTAAGAAATCTTCACCTTTGAGTTTTTTTATATCTTGTGGCAAAACTGGTGTATTTGGATAATTTGATTTGTAAGTATCTTGCGCTGATTCGACAAATTCATTTACACATAATATCTTTCCACCCGCTAGTCTATAACCCGTAGAAGAACCACCACCACCAGCAAATGTAGAGATGACTGTAAATAGTTCTTTATTTGAATTATCAATAACGTCTTTTAGAAAGTATGGTTTGTATGTCATACGTTTTTTACTAATGTTGTGTTATCATATACACCAACATCACCTCTTATAAAATAGTTTGCGCCAAGTATGTATTTGTCTTTTGTATCTAAATTTTTAGCACTATGTTCTATATAACCAGGAAATATCAACATATCACCTGTTGTTGGTTTTAAATCAACTTCAAGTGAATTAAAAATATTATATTCTTTTATATTATAATCAAAGTTAAAACTTCTAGTTAAAAAATTAAGTTTAGTATCAAATCTAAATTCTGATTTATCTGCTTGTACATAATATACTATACTAAACAAAGCACCTTTATGATGATGATTATGATGACCAGTTTTGGGTACAGTTTTTGATACCCAACTTTGTACCATATCAAATTCATTTTCAACACTTATAATATCGTCTATATATTTTCCAGCATATTCATTAATTTTTTCTCTTACATTTTTTAGTTTTTTATAATCTTGTAAAACGTTTTGACTTTTAGACACTTGTACCACATATGGTGCTTTATAAGTGTCATCATTTGCAACTTTTTTTTGATATTCTATATTTTTTATAAATTCTAATTCTTCTGGTAAAAGAGCAAAAGCATCTCTAACAATCATAACAGGGCAACCATATAATGATTGTACTTTGATATTTTTATAGTCTTCTAAAAACTTATCTTTCATAGTTATAATATTATCAGGTTTATCTAATAATGTCAACGCTGGCGTCAGTTTCAATTACTACTCTAGCGCCACAATTTAATAGTGGTTTTTCATTACCACCATATATTACTTTACTTGGTCCTTGTATTTCTACTTCGTGGCAGTATGTGTTTTTACTCCCTTGTTTTATAGTAATTACAGGATCGTCTTTTCCGTGTTTTTTATTACTCCGAATCACGTGTTGATTCACGTGTATAAATGTTTTAGATTTTTTCAACGACTTGGGCATTAGGGTCTTTCTTCATTATATCCATCATCTTTTCAGCTTTATCAAAGGCTCTCTTTAATTTAAATTTAGAAGCCTTATCTGTAAAGTTTAAACCTTGTGTATGATCGTATTCGTGTTGAAAGATACGACTAAACATTCCGTCTAAATGACCTTCTTGTAAATCGCCATTTTCATCTTCATATTTAACCACAACTTTTCTTGGTCTTGTAATTGATAAAAATACAAATGGAAAAGTTAAACAACCCTCTTTCATAACAGTAGTTTCTTCACTACTAGATATAATCATAGGATTAAAACAAGCCATCTTTAAACCATTTTCTAATTGTAAATGATCGCCAAGAACAAACATATTAAATGGTAAACCTACTTGATTACAAGTCATACCAATTCCGCCATATTTTTTCATTGTTGTAAACATCGCTTCAACTAGTTCTTTTCTATCTTTAAAACCTTCTTCTTTTAACATCTCATCATTAAAAGGTGCGATTGCTGATTGTACTCTTGGATCTGATGGTGGTATTAATTTTAATTCTTTCATAATATCCTCACTTATAATTAATGTTTATATTTATTCTTAAATCTGTATCTGTTTGATTTGTACATTTATGTTCTTCATTACCGTTCATAAGTAACATTCTATTTTTTATACTTTCAACTTTACCATTGTTTTTAATTTCAGTATAACCATCATTTGTATTAACATAGTATATTGCCACTTTTATATCTTTATCTAAATCATTATCAAAATGATATGGATAGTGAACATAGTTTTCTGTTTTAGTATAACCATTTACTTTTGCTCTTAACAATTTTTTACCATTTATTCTACTAACTATAGGTAATAATAACTCATCTGCATAATTAGACTTTTTACCATTTTCTAATAATGTATGAGAAAAAAAATATACATTAGAATTATATACTCCTTTTCCTGTATAATACCAAGGAAAATTGTCTTGTATAATAGTTTTTTCTATTTGATCTGATATATTAATATCTAAAAAATTATCTATTATTTTCATTATTACTTTCTATGTGGTCGTGTTCTGAAAACGATATACCAAATCTAGGTGTTAATGGTACGACATTATGATTTATACCTTTTGGAACTTTAATTAAGTCACCAGGATATAATAAGTATTCATCTTTACCATTTATAACCCATTTTGTAATACCTTCTCCTTGCCAAAAACATACGTTCATTGTATCATTGTGATCTCCAAAAGTTCTACTAGATTGTAAAACATTTATATAACTATGAGCATATTTACATTCTAAATCTTTTAAAACTAATCTAACTTTTTCAATTTGTTGTGCATTATGACATACAAAAAAACCAGGCGTTATGTTTTTAATAAAATCATTATTACTCCAAGAAAAATTTAGATTTTCTATAATCTCACTCCAAGTAGGTATATCTAAATTATAACCTTTAATATATTCTACTTCAGTCATTTTATTACCTTAACTGAATTATTGTCAACTTCAGCTATATTATAGTTTAAACTAATTACAGTTTTTCTTTGGTTAGATTTTAATGGTGGCGATTGATGCAATACTAACGCATTTGTAAAAACTATGTCACCTTCTTTTGCCTCATATTCTATATATTTGTTTCTAAACATATCTCTAAATTGTGTCTTAAAATTAGTATCAGGTAATTCTAAAAAATAAACACCTATTAAATTACAATCACCGTGATAATGCCAACTATGTCCATCACTATTTGTATATTGTTGATACCACGCCTTTTGTATAAAAAACTCAACACACTTAAATTTTTTTATTAGAATTGGGTGTAAATAACGTTGTAAACTATTTTCTAATATTTTAAAATATTGTGACTTTTCTTTGTATTGAATATGAAAATCAGTTTTACTTATACCCAATTTAGTGACACTATCTATTATTGAATTACCCTCTGTTAAATTATTTAAAATCTTATCTTTTATTTTCAAATGATCGGGTAATGAATATTTAAACAATACGTTATCATATAACTTAAACATATTGTAACCTCGTAAAGTTGTGTTCTTTTTCAAACTTGATTATATTTGTAAACTTATCAAAAAGTATATCGCCTTTATGTGATATAATAAAAATGTTTTCTTTTTCCATTTTTCTAACTATCTTAAAAAAGTCATCTGTTCCTTGACCATCTAAACTACTATCAAAGATTTCATCAAGGACCATTAAATTTGTATTGGCGCTGTTTTTCATTTTAGCGATAGACCGCCAAGTAAAGACTAACGCTAAATCTATTCTCATCTTTTCGCCTTCACTAAAACTATTATAATCAAATACATCTCTATGGCGACTTTTAACAGTTTCGTTAAACTCCTCATCTAAATGAAAGTTTACAAAGAAGTCCATAGATTGTAGATATTGATTTATAAGTGTATTCATAATGGGTAGATACTTTTTAATAATCTTCGCCTTAGCGCCTTTGTCAGAAAGTATCTCTCTTATGACATCAATATATTTCTTTTGTTCTACAATTTTATTTAGTTCTAGTTTTGTTTCTTCTAATTGTATTTTTAGTTCTTCTAATTGACCTTCAACATCTTTACTGTCTTCCTCTTTACCTTCTAATAATAATATTTCATTATGTAAACTATCACTAAACTTTTTGATTTCATCTATGGAAGTGTTTAGTTTTGACATTTCAATATTAATATCATACATCTTATTTGATACTTTGTTAAAATCTGTAATCTTGTTTTCTACTTTTGATAATTCATTTACTAAATCTTTCATACCATCATTTAAGGTTACAAGTTTTTTCTTTTCATAATCTATCTTTTCATCTCTAAATTCTGGTTGTATCTTTTGAGTACAAGTAGGACAGTTATCATTTTCTTCAAAAAAATCTAAATTCTTTTTGTGTGTATTTAAG